ACCAGCTTGAGATCACCGCCATCGGTTGCACCCGGCAGTCTGAGGCTAACAGAAAAGGGCGCTGGGGGATCCTGACCAACAATAAAGATAGGATTGTAACGTTTGACGTTGGTCTGGACGGCAATATCCCTCAGCCTGGCTACATTATTGCTGTTTCTGACCGAAATCTTTCAGGAAGAGATTTAGGCGGTCGATTATCCGCGGTTAATGGTCGTGTACTCAAACTTGACCGGGTTCCAAGTGCTAAGGCCGGTGACAGGATAATGGTAAACCTGCCGTCGGGTATTACCCAATCCCGGACGATTCAGTCCCTGTCCGGCGAAATGGTCACAGTGACAACCGCCTTTAGTGAATTTCCGCAGGCTGAAGCTGTATGGGTTATTGAATCTGATGAACTCTATGCACAGCAGTACAGGGTAATTAGTGTTACCGATAACAATGACGGGACATATACCATCGCGGGGGCAAATCATGATCCGGATAAATATGCCCGAATCGATACGGGTGCCATCATTGATCAGCGGCCGGTGAGTATCATTCCTCCAGGTAACCAGTTGCAGCCAGCCAATATCGTGATCGGCTCATTTTCGGTGGTTCAGCAGAATATCAGCGTCGAAACCATGCGAGTGAGCTGGGACCAGGCACAAAATGCCATCGCCTATGAGGCGCAGTGGCGCCGCAACGACGGGAACTGGGTTAATGTGCCGCGCAGCTCCACCACGTCATTCGACGTCCCGGGGATTTATGCCGGGCGCTACCTGGTGCGCGTCCGCGCCATCAATGCTGCCGAAATTTCGTCAGGCTGGGGCTATTCAGAAGAGACAACACTGACGGGTAAAGTGGGCAATCCACCGAAGCCGGTTGGCTTCATCGCTTCTGAAAGCGTGGTATTCGGTATCGAGCTCAACTGGGGATTCCCGGCGAATACCGACGACACGCTGAAGACGGAAATTCAGTACAACCTCACCGGGTCCGAGGAAGATGCGATGCTGCTGGCTGATGTGCCTTACCCGCAGCGCAAATATCAGCAGATGGGCCTTAAGGCTGGGCAGATTTTCTGGTACCGCGCGCAGCTGGTGGACCGCAGCGGCAACGAATCAGGGTACACAGAATGGGTGCGAGGACAGGCAAGTATCGATGTTTCCGACATCACTGATGTGATTCTGGAGGAAATGAAAGACTCTGATACCTTCAAAGACCTGATCGAGAACGCAGTGGACAGCAACGAAAAAGTTGCAGGCATGGCGGATGACATTAAAAAGCATGCCGACGAGCTAGAGCAGCAGGCTAAAGACATCCAGGAGAACGCTGACGTGCTGGCGCAGGCCGAAGTGAAGATAGACGAGATTTCTGTGTCGATGGACGGCATGACAGGAGGCGTGAAGAACTCGGCAATTGCGATAATCCAGGCCAACCTCGCTCAGGTGGCCACGCGTAAAACCCTGTCGGCTTCGGTTGCCGGTAACAGCGCGCAGCTAGACCGCATTGATGAGGTGATCGTCACTGACAGGGAGGCAACGGCACGCGCATTGCTGAGTCTGCAGACGGACGTGAACGGCAACAAGGCCTCCATCAACAGCCTGAACCAGACGTTTTCGGATTACCAGCAGGCTATGGCCACGCAGGTAAATAGCATTACGGCGACCGTTAATGGCCACACTTCTGCAATCACCACTAACGCTGAGGCCATTGTGAACGTCAACGGCCAACTCAGCGCGATGTATAGCATCAAAGTCGGGTTATCCAGCAACGGCCAGTATTACGCGGCAGGGATGGGGATCGGTGTTGAGAATACGCCATCCGGGATGCAGTCGCAGGTTATCTTCCTGGCCGACCGTTTTGCCGTTACCACTGCTGCCGGAAACAACGTGGCGTTGCCATTTGTGATCCAGAATGGGCAGACGTTCATCAGGGCCAGCTTCATTCAGGACGGTACCATTGAGAACGCCAAAATCGGCAACTTTATTCAGTCCAATAACTATGTGGCTGGATCAGCTGGCTGGAAGCTTGATAAGGGAGGAACGTTTGAAATTAACGGTGTGGGCGGCGGCGGAAGGATGCTGATATCCAGCACGCTCATTCAAATCTACGACAGCAACAACGTGCTGCGTGTCAGAATGGGGTTATGGTAATGCCACAGGGCTTGCAATGCTGGGATGGCGTCGGGCGTATTGCTGTTGATTTAAGTGATTATGCTATCCGATATTTTGGAAGCACTTCTGTAACATTTGCGGCGGGGGAAACGGCTAAGGACGTTTCCTTTTCCGGAGTAACGCAGGACGGGTCATTTATATCGATCGTTTCGGCGAGTTCGGCTGGATTAATAAATGAATATTATTGCCGGGCTTTTAATGGTGGGTTTACCGTTTTTTATTTACCGAGCGGCGGCAGTATTTCTATCACTCTCAATATGGAGGTTTATAACTTTCAATGAGTGGATTCGAAGTTTATAACAGTGCTGGAAAATTGCTGGTTGATTCACAAAACAGATCAACCCTTTTTTATGATCAGCGTGTGCTCGGCGCAGTGACTGACAAAGGATATTACCGTGTGGATAGTCCGTTCGGAAACGGAAGCACACTGGGCATTACCCAGCCGCAGTTCTGGAATGATGGAACCTTACGCTGGCTGCAACTTGATACTAATAAGTATGGTCTGCCCGGTGCCGACCTTCTTGAAGATAATGCAGGCAGCATGATACGCACGTCCAGAAACGTTGGAATGCAGAGCGGTTTTCTGGATGTTTTCGACAGCGCCGGGAATCTTATCTGGAGTGCCGCTTCTGCATCAAAAATGCCTCGCGTGGTGGGCTTTTTCGACGTGCCGGCCAATTATGATCTGCAGAACAACACCTTTGCGGTAAACCTGAGTTTTAATCCGTGGATTCTGGTTAACAACTGCCCTGGTAACCTCAGTGACGACGGCACAGTTGTTGGTTATTCCGGAATCGTTCTCAAATGGACAGGCTCACAGCTGCAGGGGAGGTACATCACAAAAAATCAGCGCAACTGGAGCCAGACACTTCAGGGGCGAGGGTTACGAATTCCCATCGCTCAGTTTGTCGGAATTTGATACCGGCGGGACGCGTGGGTATTGAGTAGCGATCATGTCTTGCTTCACACCTTTTGCAGGTTCGAAGCGGTATACGACATCAAGCTTATCAGTTTTCTTATAACAGATGTTGCTGAGCCGCTTATTTATATGTCGGCTGAAAATTCCATTGCTGCTATCTGAAATTACGTTAACTTCCCTCGTGGCGCAGTCAATATTCACGTGAATATCTCCCCCAAGAGATAAGCGTGCCGCATCCACCGGGTAATCCATTTTGAAGGCATATTCTCTGTCTTTATCGGCACAGCCAGCCGCCAGCAAAAGTGCCACGGCAAATAATCGTTTCATTTCTACATTCCTGTATCTGCGGGAATATCCATTTTATTTGAGTTTAAAAAATAGTCAGATTGATAAGAGCGATCAATTTTACGTTATTGATCGCTCTAAACGATCGTTACTATCGTGAGGTAGTTCATGCTTTATAATACCGGCACTATTGCTATCAACGGAAATACCGCCACCGGAACGGGTACGAACTGGACTGCGCCAGCCAGCCAGGTCCGCGCTGGCCAGACGATTATCGTCATGTCGAGCCCGGTTCAAATTTTCCAGATCTCAAGCGTGGACAGCTCCACCTCGATGACGGTTACACCTGCCGCCGCTCCGGCACTGAGTGGTCAGAAATATGGCATCTTGGTGTCCGACAATATCTCAGTCGACGGGCTGGCACAGGCGATGTCGCAGCTCATCAAAGAGTATGACGAGAACATTGGCGCGTGGGAGACGTTCGCCACAACCTCAGCCAACCAGAATATTACCGTTACCATCAACGGCACCTCCGTTAATATTCCAAGTATTGGTGCGCTTGCCAGAAAGGGGGTAAACAGTGATATCACCGAGCTGAAAGGGCTCACTACTGCGCTTTCTGTTGCACAGGGCGGGACTGGGGCAAAGACTGCAGCTGACGCTCGAACAAACTTCGGTTTAGGAAACAGCGCAATCAGGGACGTTGGCGCAGTGGCGGGAACGGTCGCCGCCGGCGATGATGCACGCCTAAGTACGGTGAACGGTAAAACTGGAGGTACGATTTCGTCTGCTGTGACAATCAAAGGTGTTGGTGGCGGAGCAACTGACTGGCATACAAATGCCGGTGGTGGTTTAGGTGTTAGGAAAGGAAATGGAGGTGACAATTCCATTGAGATGAACAATACGACAACGGATTCATCTCAGGGGAATTATGTAAACCAGATAGTCGGTAAGTGGTATAGCGGCTCCTGGGCGTTTGGTGCAATACGTAGCGGCTCAACCCAACTTGATCGTGTTCAGTTAAATGTGGTGGCAGAATCTGGAGGGGCTGCAGCATCTTTTATGTTTTACCCGGATGGGCGTGGCACCGGTGGTCAATGGGTATCACTCTCAGATGCGCGTATCAAAAAAGACATCGTGCGCATATCTGACCCACTCGTAAAGATGAGAACTATTAAGGGCTGCTTTTGGGAGCGTATTGACAATGAAACAACAGGTTACGGCTTTATTGCCCAAGACGTTGAGCAAGAGTTTCCCGAAGCGGTTAAAGGCGGCTATGACATTTCCCTGAAGGATGGCACAGTGATTTCTGATGTGAAAACTGTCGATACTTATGGGGTTGCTGCAGCTCTTCACCATGAAGCGATCCTTGCTCTCATGGATGATATTGAAAGGCTTAAAGCACAGGTCGATAACTTATGACGTTGCCGTATGTACGCTTTATAAAAAATTCCCCGCTTCAAAACAGGCTTAAATCTGCTCACATAGAGTTGCGGCCATAAAATTTACAAAAATCATAATTCGAAGCGACATAGAAACTTAGAAGCGAAGCGGCGAACCTTTAAGCAGTGACGGTAGGGCCTGTATCTTGCGGACACTTACAAATAAAACTACTGTATATAAAAACAGTATTTGAGGTGTGTGCAATGGAATTCATCAGGCCAACAGAACTGCGAGAAATTATCGCTCTCCCGCTTTTCAGTGACTTAGTTCAGTGTGGTTTCCCAAGCCCCGCAGCTGATTACGTTGAACAGCGTATCGATCTCAATGAGTTACTTGTCGCTCATCCGAGCTCCACCTATTTCGTCAAAGCCGCAGGTGATTCAATGATCGAAGCCGGGATTAGCGATGGTGATCTGCTGGTGGTGGACAGCTCGCGCACGGCTGAGCACGGTGACATTGTCATCGCCGCGGTGGAAGGGGAATTTACTGTTAAACGCCTGCAGCTACGCCCGACAGTCCAACTCATCCCAATGAATAGCGCCTACAGTCCGATTGTTGTAGGCAGCGAAGATACGCTGGACGTTTTCGGAGTTGTTACTTTCATCGTCAAATCGGCGAGCTGAGTATGTTTGCGCTCTGTGATGTGAATTCGTTCTACGCATCATGCGAGACCGTATTCAGGCCGGATCTGAGAGGGCGGCCAGTTGTCGTTCTCTCAAATAATGATGGCTGTGTAATCGCACGCAGCGCAGAAGCAAAAGCGGCAGGAATCACCATGGGGGAGCCTTTCTTCAAGCAAAAGGAGCTTTTCCGGCGCGCTGGCGTTGTCTGCTTCAGCAGCAACTATGAGCTGTATGCTGATATGTCGAACCGGGTAATGACTACACTCGAGGAAATGAGCCCTCGCGTCGAAATTTACAGCATCGACGAAGCTTTTTGCGACCTGACAGGTGTTCGCAACTGCCGGGACCTGACCGAGTTCGGCAAGGAGATCCGCGCTACGGTTCTGAAGCGTACACACCTCACCGTTGGCGTTGGCATTGCCCAGACAAAAACACTCGCTAAACTAGCCAACCACGCCGCAAAGAAATGGCAGAGGCAGACGGGGGGAGTTGTTGATTTGTCCAATATCGATCGCCAGCGTCGGTTATTGGCAATTTTGCCTGTGGAGGACGTCTGGGGCGTCGGCAGGCGCATCAGTAAGAAGCTGAACGCCATGGGCATCAAAACGGCTCTTGACCTCTCAGAGCAGAGTACGTGGATTATTCGAAAGCACTTCAATGTCGTCTTGGAGCGAACTGTCCGGGAACTGCGCGGCGAACCATGTCTGGATCTGGAGGAGTTTGCACCAGCTAAGCAGGAAATCGTCTGCAGCCGGTCATTCGGCGAACGCGTTACTGAGTATGAACAGATGCGCCAGGCTATTTGCAGCTATGCCGCCCGTGGTGCTGAAAAACTGCGGGGTGAACATCAGTACTGCCGCTTTATCTCTACGTTCGTGAAAACCTCTCCCTTTGCGCTTAACGAGCCGTATTACGGTAACAGTGCGTCCATGAAGCTTCTCACCCCCACTCAGGATTCTCGCGACATCATCAACACCGCTGTAAAGTGTCTGGACAAAATTTGGAAGGATGGCCACCGGTACCAGAAGGCAGGGATCATGCTTGGGGATTTTTTCAGCCAAGGCGTGGCCCAGCTCAACCTGTTCGATGAGAACGCGCCGCGTGCTGGTAGCGAGAGGTTGATGGAAGTTCTGGATTATCTGAACGGGAAAGATGGAAAGGGAACGCTTTATTTTGCCGGGCAGGGCATACAGCAGCAGTGGCAGATGAAACGGGATATGTTATCTCCACGGTATACTACGAGGTATTCAGACCTAATAAAAGTTAGATGATCCTTTAAACGGTATATTCATTCGAACCTAATTATCGGCTATGAGTATTAAGATTAATATGTCGACTACTATGCTTTTGTAATGTAAATAAGCCCCTGCAATTATACAGGGGCTTATGGGTATGATGCCGGGTGCCTCCCGGTGAGTCATTGAACTAACCACTCGTGACTCGCTGCTTCAGAAATTCAGGATGAGCCGCTGGATATACAAATCATCAGGTTAATTAGCCCTGCCGCTGAGGAGGATTCATCATTAAACCGAATGTAACAGCAATGCTTAGCAAATGATAAAATATTTACTGATGTGCCTCATGATTTTCTTTCGCAGTTTTCACGGTCACGGAATTTTCAGATGGTGAAGGTTAAAATATCGATGTTCATTTTTTTACTTTAAGTCTTGAGACAAAGGTTAAGGTTTTATCTTCTGGGCAAATCATTAGAAAAATTGCTGTGGGAGATTTTTCTAAACGTGTAATTCCATGCAGCATCTGGTAGAGTCTTTTTTTTAGTTTTTCTGCTCCATCTTTTTCAGACTCCCACTCTAAAACTGCCTGACCCTCTGAACCAATGAATGCATGGGATGGAAGTTTGACACCTCGGTTTGACTTACTTGAATAGTTTCGGTCATGCAAGAGACCCAAGATAAGAGGGTTGATATTATTATCTGAGAATGGGGCTTCAAGAACTATTAATACTGTGTAATGCAGGATTTTCATGGAAGCCTTATGGTTGCCTCAGCAATAAAGTCATATTGCCATGGTGTTGGATGTACATGTCTTAATTATAAATGTTTGTGTGGGGGTAAAAAAAGCCTGCGTTAAGCAGGCTATAATAATTAAACGTAGTTATAATAATGATTTCATGAATGTCTGCGTTGAATCCCTGGCGTCAAAGATACTTCTGCGCCGCATCTAATATTTCCTGAGAGGTAAGCTCTCGATCTGATGCCACATGGACCACTTCATGGTCACCTGTTAAAGAGGGAAAACCTGCTGACATTATCTGAAGGTTTATCACTTCTCCATTAGGGTATTCTTCGCGTATTGATGTCACACCTTTAAGCACAGTGATAACTTTACTTGGCTTACCATTAAAAAAAATGATTACTTTTTTCATATATCACCATGTATTTTGAGGGTTTCTAGCCCCTGCAGGTGGTCGAAAGGGTTCTGTTTGTTCATTTTTTTTGCCTCTTTCGAAATTAAAACAAGCATTATACTTTCTTAACGTGTACTGTAACGGTCCATTTGAACTGGAGAAGTCTATGTCTGCACGTAAAAACACACAATTCCGCCGAAATTATTTAGTAAAATGTCCTTGTCCAAACTGCTCAAAAGATTCCGAACATAGTTACAATCGTGTACAAAAGGGGGCTCAGTTGGTGTGCCCATACTGCTGTGCTTTGTTCAAATCTTCCCAGCGCTTCTAAAAAATTATTAAAAAAATAAGAAGTGATGCTTTTGGAGGCTGCCTAACCTCTTACGCACTTTAGTATTTTATAAGCAGTTAGCTTCTGCTTTGAGACTGTTCATGCAGCAGTCCTGCATTTCATCACATCGGTCAGCAAACTTGATGGTAAGTAAATATGCTGGCCTGTTGTAATGATGTGAGTAACCGAACATCACCTTTCACTGATAAAGTCATGCTGGCTTAAGAAACCATCTAAAAATTATCTATCGCAAAGTGTTACATTGGCAGCGATTGGACCTTTAGTTCCAGCTATGATAGCGAATTTGACTTTTTGTCCTTCAAAAAGAGTATTAAATGTTTCTCCCAGCAGGGAAGAAGTGTGAACAAGAACATCTTTACTTCCATCGAGTGGGGAGATAAAGCCAAACCCCTTATCTTCGTTAAACCACTTAACAAGACCTATGATTTTAGATGACATACAAACTCCGTTTGAACATTTCAAACTGACAAGCAAGCTCATGATAAGAAACGTATGCTGGTATATGTATGGACTCAAGAGGAGGGATATCAGAGATAACACCTAGTTATGAGAACGGCTTTTGGAAAAGTTAGATTCATCATCGCACCGAATCAGCCAAACCATTAAGGCACGTGTTGAATGATTAAGCAAATTTTATCTTAGCCTTCTGGAAGGCCGTTAAAATAGTGTTAGCTATTATTAACTGATCCTGTATAGTGAAATCTGGATTACCATTAGGAAAATATTTGTCTCGTAAAATGACAGGAATTGTCAAAAGTTTTGACTTCAAGAGCGGAAAGGGATTGATTATACCATCAGATGGCAGAAAAGATGTTTTTTTGCATGTTTCTGCGTTAAGTAATAGTGAAAGCCAAACGTTAAAGCCAGGTGTTCGTGTTGAATTTTATCGTATAAATGGACTTAGTGGTCCGATGGCTGCAAATATATTTCTTTCTTAAAGTAAGATAATATTGAGCCAAATATAAAGTGCGCATCAAAAGAACTGCAGATTATATATCTGCTTGTTCTATCAATTTTCTCCCCTGATTTTTTCCATTTCCAACATCACGGGCCACCGCATGCCAGATAAACTTGTCGGTTGGTACAGCGCCGTCGGCCGCTATCTCTTGAGCTTCTTTCCCTCCAACGTCCTGACGCATCCATTCCCTTGCTGCTACTGCTGACAAAACAAGTGGCCGGCGGTCGTGAATGTCGACCAGACCTTTATCCGCTGCCGATGTCACTATAAGAAAACCCTCAGCTTCATCACCACGCTCAAATGGTGTGCTGCCGATCGCTGCCATAAATATTGGTTGGCCATTGGCACGGTGAATGAAGTAGGGCTGTTTTTTGTCACCTTCTTTTTTCCACTCGAACCATCCATCGGCGAAGCAGATCGCCCGGCCATGTTGCCATAGAGGTTTAAACATTCTGCTGGTGGCCGCCGTTTCGACGCGCGCATTAATCAGGGGCGCTTTATCCCACCATCCCGGGGCATAACCCCAGAATACAGGATCAAGATGTAACTGCTCGTTTCGTTCGCTTAGCAACAGGACCTTCGTGCCTGGAGCCACGTTGTAACGTCCAATCGGCTCAGGGTCGTATGCGATGTCTCGATCGGCTTCATCTGCGAGGTATGCCAGATATTCTTCACGGGTTTGGGCTTGTGCAAAGCGTCCACACATAGAAACCTCCAGCCAGATATCAGACTGAAAGTATATGGCAGGGAGAAAAAGAGGTGCGCTGGTTAAGTCTTACAAACGAATTCGTGGCGACCATGCTGATCAGATAGAGAGACGTAAAGCAGAGTGTTGCGAACCCGGAAGGAGCTACGCAAAACAGGGGAATATTGGGGGCAAATTTGGGGGCATTTTGAAAGAAGGGACACCGATAGGGGCATCAAAAAGACCGTGCATGTCCGTATATGTCCGTTAAACGTTTATGGCTAACTCACTGATACCATGACAAATAAAGCCATTTCAATGAGTTGCGAATTTTCTGCACACTAAAACTGCACAAACAGCTTTTTCATTGGATCTCACCGAAGAAACGCTTTGTGCAGAATATACATGAAAACCCGTCGATATTTTCATGTCTGTGGAGCGCGTTACATGGCAATTGCGCTGTTTTTTACCTTGGCGATGAGTCTTTCCGTTACGGCCAGTCCTTCCGCAATGTGCATATCAATCACATCGGTACCGAATTCGTTAATCAAATCCAGAAGTATTTCGTAAGTCTGGATGAGCTCAAGGAGATCAAAGAGCGCTTTTTGATCGGCGCGTGAGGGGGAGGAATGGCTAAGCGCAGCCTGATTAACAATCCATTCAAGATTGGTTTTGATGGCCTCTACCTGACTGTAGCTATACATATTTCATGGGCTTAAATCCTCATTTCAAGATTTTATGGGAGAGG